GGTCTGTGGGATACAATCCTAATCATAAGAGAAAGGCCACCCCCCTTAAAACTGAGCGAACTGTCGTGAAACTTCCAGAGAAAAAAATTACGGACTATGAGTGGAGAGTTCAAACTAAAAAAGATGCAAAGGTATATAACGGAGATGTTGTCATTGGACAAGCATATAACAAAGGTAACTTGGTAGTATTATCAAGTAAAGAACAAAGTGATGCCGCTACTGGCAAAAGGAGATGATATGACTTTTGAATTATTCTATTACAGTTTTATTGCAATGATTGTTTTGATGATGCTAATATATCATAGAGAGATACTATGAAAGAAGATTGGAAAGAATTTGAAGAGGCTTGTAAGATAGAACCGATAAGGTCTTGCAAGTTACAATATGTATTAATAGGTTTTACATTACTATGTATTTTGTTTTTATCAAGTTGCACTACACTTGAAGTGGGTGTGCATTACAGTAAAATGGCATATAATAAATGTTATGCACTTGACAACTGGCAATGTTTGTGGTATGATGAATAAAATACAAATAGGCGATAACGAAAGTTACAAGTATATGATGATGAGAATTATTTTATGAGCTATCGAATGCTTGACATTTGGAGTGAGAGTCTTGAAGTCCTATTTGAACTATTCATTGGCCGCCGTTTTCGGCGAGCGAAAAATCTGAGAGGAAACTATGAGTGAAGAATATATAGATTTTGTAAATAGTGTAACGAGTGATTCTACGAAACAACAAATAGATTTCATAGAAGCTCTGAACATCATGGAGGAGCAGGGAGCGATACCAAGTAGATTGTTAACTACTGCGTTAGGATTAAATGGGGAAGCTGCAGAGTTCTCTGAACTGATTAAGAAATGTATCTTTCAAGGAAGAGAATATACTGACGAGATTCATGCCGAACTGAAGTCTGAGTTATCTGATGTGATGTGGTATATTGCACAAGGTTGTATCGCACTAGATACTACCATAGATGAGTTGATGGAAATCAACACACACAAATTACAAGAAAGATACCCAGAGGGTTTCGATAAGAATAAATCAAATGCGAGGTATGTGAATGAATGATTTTCTAAAAAATATAATTAAGCAAACTGGTAATGAGTATGCAGCTCTAGTATCAGATGGAGTAGAGGGTGCAGACGTTGATAACTTTATTGACACAGGCTCTTACATCTTCAATGCATTGTTAAGTGGTTCTATACATGGTGGACTACCAGCAAATAAAATTACTGCAATCGCTGGAGAAAGTGCGACAGGCAAAACCTTTTTTGTTATGGGTATGGTCAAAAGTTTTCTTGATACAAATCCAGATGCTGGTGTTTTATATTTTGAAAGTGAAAGTGCCATTACAAAACAAATGGTAATTGATAGAGGCATTGACCCTAATCGTATGGTAATGATTCCAGTAACAACTGTTCAAGAGTTTAGAACACAAGCAATTAAAGTATTAGACAGTTATCTTGAGAGTTCAAATCGTAAACCTATGATGTTTGTTCTTGACTCTCTTGGTATGTTATCGACAACAAAAGAAGTTGAGGATACAAGTGAGGGAAAAGAAACAAGAGATATGACAAGAGCGCAAGTTCTCAAAGCTGCGTTTCGTGTATTGACTTTGAAACTTGGTCGTGCTGGTGTTCCTCTTGTTGTAACAAATCATACTTATGATTCTATGGGACTATTCTCTACAAAAGAAATGGGTGGTGGTAGCGGATTGAAATACGCAGCCTCATCTATTGTATTCTTATCCAAGAAGAAAGAGAAAGATGGAACAGATGTTATCGGTAACATTGTTCATTGTAGAAACTACAAATCAAGATTGACAGTAGAAAACAAAATGGTTGATGTTCGTCTAACCTATGATAAAGGGTTAGATAAATATTATGGATTATTAGATTTGGCAGAAAAGTATAAAGTATTTAAGAAAGTATCGACACGATACGAACTACCAGACGGAAGTAAAGAGTTTGGTAAAACGATTATGAATAATCCAGAGAAATACTTTACAGAAGATATTATGTCTATATTAAATGAGTCTGCAAAAAAGGAGTTTATGTATGGTTTATCAACCGATAATGAATGAAGTAAAAATTATTGAGAACGCTGCCTCTCCAATGTTTTTGGAGTATGTAAGATTTCAAATGCAAGAGTCTGAGAACTGGAGTTGGCAATATCCTAAAGGTGCTCACTTTAGTAAACGACATCCTAAACTTACATTGATAGATGGAACGGAACAACCAGCAAAAGTTGAAAGACTTGCTGGTATTGCCATGTCGTTGTTTCTAATGGTGTATGAAAAAGGTTTACATGGAATTGTCTATCCAGAGTTACTATGGGCAGGAGCTGCACTTAAAGATAAACACAGAGAAGATAATACTCATACTGACCACATGGATGATGTTCCAAAAGATATGAAAGTATTAAAAGTTCTTGGTGTATTAAACTCTGATTGGAAAGAAGATTGGGGTGGTGGTTTTACTTGGAATGGTAAAACACATTATGCAAAGCCTGGTTCGTTCTATGTCTTTGACCCAAGAGTTCCACACAGAGCGGATAACATTATTTGTGATGAAAAAAGAATTGCGATTGATTATACAGTAAGAGCTATGACATATCATCAACAAGATAAAACAACTCAAGTTCAAATGTAATGCTCAATGAGTCACAGTATATTAAGTTGTATCGTGAAGTTATTGACCCAAGAATTTGTAAATCTCTAATTGATACTTACGAAAGATTGTGGAAAGAACAAACTAAAAAGATACAAGACATGAGTTTGTGTTACGATACTCAAGGTAACAAAACTTGTGGTGCTTGTGATTGCCAAAGATTAGACATTATGCAACATGATGAGTTCAAAGAATTATTTAGTTTTGTCTTAAAGTATATTCAAAATCAAATCAATGTTTATAAACAAGATTGTAATATTATGAAACAACAATGGCCTAAACAATTTGGTTTTGAAAACTTTAGACTCAAAAGATATTTACCAGATGGTATTCAACAACACAACTTCCATTCAGATGTAACAAACAAAAATTCTGCAAAAAGATTTGTTTCTATTATATGTTATTTAAATGATGGCTTTGAAGGCGGTGAAACATCTTTTCCAAATTATGATTATGATAGTAAAGTTACAACTGGTGGTATGATTATATTTCCTTGCACTTGGAGTTACTTACATAAAGGTAATACAGTTAGAGGTAATAATCCAAAATACGTTTTAGGCACATTTTTAAATTATGTTGCAGAACAAAGAGTGGATAGAAAAGGTGATAAAGTTTTAGGAACAGAAAGGTTATAAAGATGAAACCAAATTATTATGACTTCAATGTGAGATTTCCAATCTATGAAACCAATATATTAAATCTTACAAATGTTAAACATCCAGACGCTGACTTTTCTCTACACGAGAATCTTGAAAGAATGATTCTTGAAACTGGTGATGAGATGAAGAAGTCCACTAACGTCAAAGCGGATATGACAAACTGGACTATGCATAAAACTCATACTGGTTTTAAACAACTTGCAGATATGGTAATCAGTATTGCTGGACAACTTACAAAAACTAAACCACCTCTATATACTTCTGAATGTTGGGGTGCAGTTTATGGTGAGGGTGAAGAAACAAAAGAACATAATCATTGGCCTTATCTTTGGAGTTGGTGTTACTATGTTAAAGCACCAGAGGGTTCAAGTCCTCTAGTCTTTCCAGAAACAAAACCAATTATTTGTTTTGAACCAGAAGAGGGTGACTTGATTATCTTCTCATCTCTTGCAAGACATAGTGTACCACCATGTAAATGTAAAGACAAACGTATTATGATTGCTGGGAATATCGGTGTCAAAGAAATATGAGTGGTGCAAGATACTACAAGTTTAATATGGAACTACCCATGTTATGGGTTAATCTAAAAGAGTTTGATAACGATAGACTTGCAGAGATTATAGTTTCAAAAGGTGATGTTCAAAATAAGAAAACAAATGTAAAAGCAAACATGACCGATTGGAGATTAGATACAGAACACGAAGAGGTTTCTAATCTTGCAAACAAAGCCATAGAACTTGCAAGTGATATGAGAAAGTCATACTCTGATATAAAATATTATACAAGGTCTTGTTGGGGCGCTGTTTATACTAAAGGTGATTACACAGATGCTCATGCACATTACCCTTGTCTTTATAGTTGGTGTTACTATGTCAAAGCACCAAAGGGAAGTTCCCCACTTATCTTTACTGAAGCGAATATTGAGTTCACTCCTACAGAGGGTGACCTAATTATTTTTTCATCATTAGCAAATCACAAAGTTCCACCATGTGATATTGAAGAACAAAGAATTATGATTGCTGGAAATATTGGAGTTCACTAACTCTTTATAAATAACTCTATAAGGAGTTATTAATGCAATCAGTCTATAAGCACTTCATGGGTGAAGATGGTTTCGTTTGGTTTACTGGAGTTGTCGAAGATAGAAATGACCCAGATGCACTTGGTCGTGTTCGTGTTCGTTGTCTAGGTTATCACACAGAAGATTTAAATGACATACCCACAAAAGATTTACCTTGGGCTCATGTCATGCACTCAGTTTCAAATCCATCTATGCAAGGTCTAGGACACACTCCATCTTTTTTAGTTGAGGGTTCTTGGGTAGTTGGATTTTTTATGGATGCAAAAGAAAAACAACAACCAATGATTATTGGTAGCCTGCCTGGCATTCCTACAGATGAACCAGATTATACAAAAGG